GCTCTTTCAGACTCAACGCCACATTACCGAGCAGCTGAAGCGGATCGCGGTTGAGACTGGTGTCCATGTCCACCTTGTAGCGCATCTCAGAAAAGCGAACGCTGATCATGACGAAGAAAAGCTTCCTGACCGCTACTCCATCTCAGGGTCTGCCGACATCAGCAATCTTGCCGATAACGTGGTGATTGTTTTCCGGAATTTCCCGAAAGAAAAGAAAGCGGTTGAGCTGAAGACAAAAAACGCCGGGTGGGACCAGGCGCCTGACACGGTACTGCTCCTCGATAAGCAGCGGAAGACCGGTGCGGTAGCGAAGCAGAAGCTTTGGTACGAAAAGTCGAGCGGGCAGTTCTGTCTTTCTCCTGAGCGCCAGCTGATGGAGCTGATGCCGAAGAATCTGAGCGGGGCAGATCTCACCAGATCTCATCAGGCGGACGCTCTGGATGTGGCGGGCGGCGACGAGTGGCTTTGAGGGCATGAAGAAATGATTTCAAACAGATTTATCGCGGAGACTCTCTCGGGAGCGGTCGAGGAGCTGGAGAAGGAAAGAGCCAAGCGCCACGAACAGCAGGAGAAGTGCCGGGAGAGAGCCTGCCGGGCGAGAGCCGTACGGGAGGCGGCGATGAAGGGAAAGGCTTCCTCTTTCTCTCACCCTAATTTAAACGCGCCAGGAGCTTCGAAATGAGATTTTCAGTACAGAAGGGCGGCGAGGGAGAATAGAGGGCAGGAAGGTGCCTTCTCGCCCCGGGAAACGGTATCAAAGGTAAGGATAGGAGTACAGCATGGCATCAGTAAATCGTGTGACCCTTCTGGGGCGCCTGGGGAGAGACCCCAAGACGAGCGACGCGCAGGGGCTGGCAATCTGCCGCCTCGCGCTTGCCACTACCCGCCGATACAAGGGCCGGGATGGTGAAAAGAAAGAAGAGACCGAGTGGCATAACGTCGTGGTTTTTGGGAAAACGGCGGGAGTCGCTCAGCAGTATCTCGTGAAAGGCTCTGAGGTCTATATCGAGGGGCGGCTGCATACGCGGAAGTACACCGATAAGCAGGGAGTGGAGCGTTACGCGACAGAGGTTATCTGCGAGTCCCTGCAGCTGGGGGCAAAGCCTCAGGGAACGGTGCCTGCTGCGTCCACTACGACAGCCCAGTACGCCGCAGCGAAGGGTAGAGATCTCCCGCGGAACGCCGCATCTGTCCCTAATGAGGATGTCCCGTTTTGACGGGGAGAGGAGGAAGGTATGGCAAAAAAGCTGAGTCAGGATGATCTCTTGACGATTATCTACGCTCTTGGGCAATTCATAGATGACTACAAATTTTACGAAAAGTATCCACACCTCCAGGAGTATCAGGACATTCAAGACGCTAAAGCCACCCTGAAGAAAGTCCTCGAGCTTTATACACATGTGGAGATGGAGGAGGACTGAGGGATGTTTTTTAAGACGCAGCACAAGAACTACGGCCTCACCGCTCTCAGGGCGAAAGGCCGGATGAAGAAGGGAGAGCTTAACCGCACCGAAACCAGTTACGCGCAGTACCTGGAGGGAGAGAAACAAAGCGGGAGAGTGGCTGACTACTGGTTTGAGTCTTTGAAACTCAAGGTCGCTGATGGCACTTGCTGGTACACACCGGACTTCATGGTTCTCCTGCCGGATGGGAGGCTGGAGCTGCATGAGGTCAAGGGCAGCCCGCGAGTCTTCTTTGACGACGCGAAGTGCAAGGTCAAAGTAGTAGCGACTTCCTTTCCTTTCGCGATGAAGGTTGTCTATCCGCGCGCCAAAAAGAACGGCGGTGGATGGGATGTTGATGAGTTCTGACGGGAGAGATACGTGATCGAAGACCGGGATCTGAACGCAAGGCTTGAGAACTGGGCGAGAGTTTACAGGGACCGATCATGCTTACGCGCATCGTGGCTTGCGAAGATGATCGCCCTGTACGGAGCGGAAGGCAGGGGCATAGCGAACGAGTGTGAGAAAGATTGCAGCCCTGTAGATGTAAAAGACGCCGCCAGGGTTGAGCGAGCGCTGTGTTCTCCACTCTATCCGGAGAAGTACAGGCTTATGGTTTGCGCGCTCTACCTCCGCCCGTCTCTCTCGGTAGGAAGAATTGGCCGGGCGATGGGGCTAAGCAAAAGAAGGTTCGATGAGGAGATTCACAGCGCTTCGGTCATGCTTTCTAATATCCTGGAGTTTTACGCTCGGGATTGCTCTTGAAAAAATAAAATAATGGGATACAATTGGAGGTACCAGTAAGCGAAAGACGCAAGAAGTACGATTGGAGAGCCGGTTGGCTCTCTTGTTGTGCCCGAAAGAAACAGCGTGTAGGGTGCTGGTTAACTCCTCCGGATATACAACTCCATCCTCGGATCCGTACGCAGATCCGGGGATTTTTTTATGCGGGAGAACATCTTGCCAGTGGTTGATACCTCCTACTCAGTATCTCGCCGCGACCTAATGGAAGCGGATTTACGTATTGCTTCGTTAGAAAGGAAGATGAATGAAATGGAAAACGAAGCGCAGAGACGTAATTTAGAAGAGCTAGGGAGAATGGCGGCAAGGCAGAATATGATTGTTGGGATCCTGTGGGGGGTGGCCGCCGGTCTTGCTGTTTTCTTTGTTTGCCTCGTTGTTATGAAAGCCAAGGTTTTACCATAGATCGTATGCCTCTTCTCCATATTTGCGCTTACCCAGGCTGCCAGGAAGCTATCCCTCTGTCTGATAAGTACTGTGCCCGTCATAAAGAGAATGGCAAAGAACAGGCGGCAGAACGCGAAGCGAGGCGGAAAAGATTCAAAGGCTCCTCCGCTGAACGTGGCTATGGTTCTAAGTGGCGGAAGCGCAGAGCGGCATTCCTGAAAGAACATCCACTATGTGAGGAGTGTTTGAAGCGTGGGCTGCTGGTTAAGGCAACTGATGTGGATCACATCATTCCGCATCGGGGGAACCAGAAGCTTATGTGGGATCAGAACAACTGGCAGGCGCTGTGCCATGCGTGCCATAGCCGTAAGACTGCCAGCGAGGACGGCGGCTTCGGGAACTCAATGTTTTGAGTAGGTTTCGAGTAGCTTCTGAATTCGCAGTTCTCTTGAGATCATTTCTTCCGTAATAAAGTTAATGATGTCTGACAGGGCTTTTGCTACATCTTCTGGGTTGGAGCCCTTTTGACCGTACATTTCGCTTATTGAGTCTGCGTGGACAAAGGCGTTCCCGGTTATTCGGCAGGCGTCCATTGCCCTTCGTAGTGGAGATTCATTGGGCGCGGCTCTTTTTATTTTGTCGATCAGACGGGCATCATTGAACCCTAAGTGGGTGAGCAGCTGTTCGAGACAAAGCCGGAGAAGGATACAAGATGCAAACGGCGACGCACCCAGGCATGCTTGAGCCTCAGTAAATGTTTGCTTTACGTGTTCCGGCATATCCGGGTTTGGTTTTATTGTCTGCATATTAGCCATCGGGTAGACCAGCTTATCGTTCAGCCACAAAGTTAATTTGTGGCAGGTAACGCATTCCCCGATAGCAGCTTTGTCGCCGAGCATAAAGCTCTGGTCGTCTATTCGGATAAATGGTTCTTCTCCAGTTGGGGCCGTTTTTATTAAGTGCCAAATGATTTGAGAGTTGTTATTGCAGTGTGGGCAGGTAAAAGAAACCGGTAATCTTTTGCTTAATGTGGTCAAGGTTGAGGACATGGCTGTAGAGAATAAAGTGGTTTGCCTTGCCAGCGTATTTAAGAGCATCGCCGACGCTAAAAAGATTTTAGAGGAATTGTCTGAGATCTCGAACAAGCGATTTGATGGCAGTGCCCTCCCTTTAAGTGAGATTGTTGATCTGTCGTCCCGGCTCAGTGATTGCAAAACAAACATCTTGGTCAAACTGATTGAATCGGAGAAGGTGAGCTGACGAAGCAGGGGTGAGGCGGGTCAGATTTTGGACGCAAAAGCCCCTGAGACCGCGCCCTTCACCAATTTTTTACGCGTGCTTTTCAATTTTTGGATATGCCCAGGCTCAGAAAATCCGATGCGGAGAAATCGGCCAGAGGGACACTGCAGAAATGCCGTTCTTCCAAGCCGTACCCGGTTTCGGGGAGTGTTTTGTCTGAAGAACCTCCCGTCGGGATTCCGGGAGACGCAAAAGAGGTATGGGTGCTTGCGGTCAAGAACGCGCCGAAGGGGCGGCTGTCGGTTGTAGACGGGCCGGCGCTTGAGCAATGGTGCCGCACGTATGCTCTGTGGCGTCGGATGGCAAAAACAGTAGAGCATGGAGCCCTTTTTGATGAGGAAGAAACGACCGGGAGGAGGAAACTCAGCCCGGAGTTTCAAGCGATGCAGATTCTTGTCGGGACGCTGATCAAGCTTGAAAAAGAGCTTGGTTTTACCCCTGTCTCCCGCGCGCACGCGCCCGCGCAGGAAGAAGAGCTGTTAGAGAAAAATCCTTTTGAAGCCTGATGAAGAAACCTGATTACGTTGCCATAGCCAAGGAGTACATGCGCGGCGTATTGGATGGGAGTGTGCCCGCTTGTTCCTTTGTGAAGCAGGCAGTTCAGCGCCAGTTAAATGACCTGAGGCGATGGGGCGCCGAGGGTGGTGACTACTACTTTGACGAAAAAGAGGCTTCCCGGCCATGCTGGTTCATTGAGAATCTGACGCACACAAAGGGGGAGTTAGCGGGCAGGGCGATTCACCTAGAGCCCTGGCAATGTTTTCTCCTGACTACCTTGTTTGGGTGGAAGGCGAAGGCGGGTAATCGGCGATTCCGGTCAGCCTATGTGGAAGTCGGGAGAGGGAACGGCAAGTCGACGCTTCTGTCGGGAATTGGGCTTTTCTGCCTTTGTGCGGATCACGAGCCCGGGGCAGAGGTGTATAGCTTCGCGACAACGCGGGAGCAGGCGAAAATCGTCTTTGGTGATGCGCAGACGATGGCGCGGGGTAATCGCGCGCTGCAGGAAGCGTATGGGCTGGAGGTTACTGCGCACGCACTGTATGTCCCCGCGACCAATTCAACCTTTCAGGCGAAGAGTGCGGAAGGGTCTACTTTGGATGGCCTGAACACGCATCTGGCCATTATTGACGAACTTCATGCGCATAAGAAGAGAGATGTTTTCGACGTTGTTGAGACATCGCTGGGGAAGCGCAGAAATTCGCTACTGGTTTCGATCACAACGGCAGGCGTTGACCGGACGGGAATTTGCTATGAGCAGCGCACGCTCGTAACAAAGATTCTTTCAGGGTCGCTTCAGGACGAATCCTATTTTGGGATCATCTACACGCTGGATCCGGATGATGACTGGAAGAGTGACGAGGCGCTGGCAAAAGCCAACCCGAACTGGGGAGTGTCTGTCCGGCCTGAGGTCATACGGGCATTGCAGGCAAAAGCGATCGCGACGCCCAGCGCTGAGAACAACTTCAAGACGAAGCATCTTGATGTCTGGTGCAACGCGGATGTCGGCTGGATGGACATGAAGGCGTGGGATGCCTGCGCGGATGAAAGTCTGGATGAGTCGGATTTTGACGGAGAGCCGTGCTGGCTGGGGCTTGACCTTGCGTCTACGAGCGACATGACGGCGAAGGTGAAGATTTTTCAGAGAAAGATTGATGGTTCCAGCCACTATTACCTGTTTGGGGATTATTGGCTCCCAAGAACGGCGATTGAACGAGGGGTGAATTCTCAATACCAGGGGTGGGAGTACTTGGGGTATCTCCATGTTTGTGAAGGTCCAGTGACGGATTTCGCCGAGATACGAGATTCAATCCTTGAGGATTGTGGGCGCTACTCCGTTCAATCAGTGGCTTATGACCCATTCCAGGCCGTACAGCTCTCGAAAGAACTCAGCGATGACGGTGTGCCTATGGTGCTTTGCAAACAGACCGTCGCGAACCTTTCTGATCCTATGAAGCAGTTTCAGGCATTGGTACTTGATCATCGTCTGCATTTCAACGGAGACCCGGTTCTTACATGGATGGTAAGCAACGTGGTCTGTCATGTTGATGTCAAGGAGAACATTTATCCCAGGAAGGACGCTCCGGAGAACAAGATTGACGGGGTTGTAGCAGGGATCATGGCGCTCTCCCGGGCATTGCTGAATGACGAGCACCGGGCAATGGATTTGAATGAGTTTCTCAAATTATGAAGATATCTTCGATTTTTGGGTCTATTGCCCATATGGTGGGGTGGGGCTCACCTATCGGCGACGCGTCCGGGGTTCAGAACCGATTGCCAACGGGGGCAGCCGTCAGCGGTGTCCGTCCGATTCCGCCGGACCATGGCCTTCAGCTTTCGGCAGTATGGTCATGCGTCACTCTGCTTGCGGAAACAATAGCGTCTCTGCCCATTGTTGTTTATCGCAGAGATTCTGATGGGAATCGGGAGGAAGAACGGAATTGCCGAGTGTGGCAGGTGCTCCGCGCGCCAAATGCCAATATGACACCGCATGATTTCTGGATCGCAATGGGGCTGAATCGGTTCCTTCGAGGGAATGCGTATGCGCTCATTAAAAGGGACGGTGCGGGGCAGCTTGTGAGTCTGACACCTCTTGCCGCTGACCAGATGGAGGTCGGCGTGGTAAATGGCGAGGTTGTCTATCAGTATTACAAGGACGGGAATCTCTACGAGTTCAGAGCCGACAAAATTCTGCATTGGAAGGGGCTGGGGAACGGCATTGTGGGGTTGTCTACGCTCGAGTATATGCAGGCAACCACGGCAGAGCTTGTGAATGCGCAGAAGAATGCCACAACGATGTACGGTAATGGCAACCAGCTGACCGGTCTGCTGATGATTGACCAGGATCTGACGGAAGACCAGATTCGGCAGCTGAGGGAGCGATATGGGAATCTCCCGCCGGTGACCGGGAATTCAAGCGATTGGCTTCATGTTCTTCCGGGGGATATGAAATATCAGCAGATCGCGATGTCGGCCGCTGACGCGCAGCTGCTGGAAACCCGGCAGTTTGGGATTGAGGAGATAGGTAGGTGGTTTGGTGTTCCCAGCGCGCTTCTTAATAGCTCTGGCGGTACGGCGGCAAGTGGGCTTGAGCAGATTATTGAAGGCTTTTATCGGTCGACGATTCAGCCGCTTTGCACTGGCCTTGAACAAACGCTTACGAAAACGCTGTTTACGGTTCTCGAAAGCGAGACGCTTAATTGCGAGTTCAAGATGAGCGCGCTTCAGAGAGCGAATATCGCCAGTCGGTATGACAGCTACAGCAAAGCACTCCAGAACGGCTTCATGACACGGAATGAGGTGAGGCGGCTCGAGAACCTTCCGGTTGTGGATGGCGCGGACGCGCTGACTGCCCAGAACAATCTTGTCCCGCTTGACAAGCTTGGGGAGCAGAAAAACACCAGCCAGACCCCGCTGGGGGAACCAATTAAGCAGTGAGGCGCATATGACGCAGATTATTGAAAAGACGCTTTCGCTCGATGATGTGGAACTGAAGACAGAAGGAGACGCGGGAGTTTTCCGCGGTTACGCCTCAAAGTTCAACGGCATTGACAGCTATGGTGACACCATTCTCCCCGGAGCCTATCAAAAGGTCCTGGGAGAGAAAATGCCGCCGATCTTCCTGAACCACAACACGATGGATCTCCCGATTGGTCGGTATACGGCGATGAAGGAGAACGCCCAGGGACTTTATGTTGAAGGGAAGCTGACCCTTTCGATTCAAAAGGCCCGGGATGTCTATGAAGCGATGAGAGCGGGGACGATTGACGGGCTCTCCGTTGGGATCCTGCTTTCCAAACAGGACTATGACTGGAACGAGGACGGCGGACGGAACATCAAATCAGTTTCCGGGCTGCGGGAAATTTCAGTCTGCACATTCCCCGCTGATGACCGGGCGCGTATTGGCCTGGTGAAGTGTGAAGACATTCAGGGAGCAATTTCTATTCGGGAGCTTGAAGAGAACCTGCGGGACGCAGGCCTGTCCAAAGCTCAGGCTCAGGCCTTTATTTCGAAGGCCAAAGAGCTGATTCTCAGCGAAAGGGATCAGAGGGATTCTGAGTCTGAAGCTGAAAAACAGGTACTGGCGAAACTTAAGACTATCGCCGGAAGGTTCTAACTATCAGAGGAACTGATATATGGCAACAGAAGAAATCAATACCGCTCTTGAGGCTCTTTCCAAGATTGACGCCTCTATCGCGGGCATGCAGGAATCCGTTAAGAAGGGCGAAGCCGCGCAGGCGGATGTCCAGAAGAAGATTGACGAGCTGGGAGAGAAGCAGGTGCTTTTTTCCCGCCAGCTGCTGGATATCCAGCAGAAAGCCCAGAAGGCAGAGGGTGCCGCCGATCTGGTGGATAAATCGATTGGGGCGCAGTTTGTAAACTCTGATTCCTATAAGCGCTTCAAGGGCACTTCGGGCGCTCGTTCCGCGTCGGCTGAGGTTTCGAATAAGTCGGCAGAGAATCCCGTCACCTCGGCTCAGGCAAAACTGGTTCCGTATCGTGTTCCGGGTATTGTCCCGCTTGACACTCGTGAGCTTACGATTGAGGGGCTCTTCCCGAGGATTCCGACTGCGGCTCAGACGATTGAGTACATGCGTGAGAAGACTTTCACGAATGGAGCCGCTACGGTCGCGGAGGCGGCGATGAAGCCCTCCTCCTCTTTCGAGTTCGAACTGAAGCAGACCCCTGTTCAGGTGATCGCGCATTGGACCAAGATTACCCGTCAGCTTGCTGATGATGCTCCGGCTCTCCAGGCTTTCATTAACGCGCGCATGATCTACGGTGTGAACCTTGCGGCTGAGGATCAGCTTCTGACAGGGGATGGGACTTCTCCCAATCTGTCCGGCATTATGGCGGCGGGGAACTATACCGCTCAGAGCTTTAAGCTTGCTGACATTGGCGGCGCCGGCTCGACGATGCTTGACCTGCTCCGCGTGAGCTTCGCGACTATTAACGCCGCGGGCTTCCGCACAAGCGCGGTAGTGCTTAATCCGGTGGATTGGGCGGTTCTTCAGGGGCTGAAGGCGGCGGATGGTGTGTATCTGCTTGGGTCTCCGGCTAACTCCTTCGCGTCGTCTTCGATCTGGGGAGTCCGCGTAGTTGAGTCTGCCGCTATGGCTAAGGGCAAGTTCCTTGCCGGCGACTTTGCCCGTGCCGCAACGGTCTATGACCGTATGTCTACGGTGGTCGACATTGCCGCGCAGAATGAGGATGACTTCATCAAGAACCTCTATACGATCCGAGCTGAACGTCGTCTTGCGCTTGCGGTTGAGCATTCCAACGCGGTTATCGGCGGCGCGCTCGCTGTTCCTGAGGCTTGATAAGCCATAACCGTTTGGTTTGACTGGGGCGGGAGAGGAAACTCTCCCGCTTTTTGTATGCGAATTGAATTTCTGAAAGACAGCCTTTCAATGATTGGGCGTCACAAGGCTGGAGATGTTGAAGAGATTTATGACCCATATGCCGTTGTTTTGGTTGAAGCCGGGCTGGCACAGGCGGCAAAAGCTCTCAAACCGGTGGGCAGACCGCGGAAGGCAGTGAAGAAGGGCGGGGAAAATGAGTGATGTTGTTGGCGCCGTAGATCTGGAGACAGCGAAGAAGCAGCTGCGTGTTGAGTACACCGAGGATGACGCCCTTATCACAGCATATATTGCCGCGGCTACCGCGCAGTGTGAGCAGATATGTGGGCGGGAGATCGTGAAGAGGACGGATAGCAACGCGCTGTGTGAGTCTGTGGATACCGTCCCCGCGGCAGTCAAAACATGGGTGCTCCTGACCGTAACGGATCTGTATGAGAAGCGGGGGGCGTCTGAGAGCCCAGTGGCTACCGGCCGGCGGTTTTATGACCATTTGCTGGATGGGTATAGAACTTTTTGAGGGGCGATATGCGGCTTCCGACGGTAGGCGAAATGAGAAGGCGGGTTGCGATTTATAACGTTGCGTTCTCTTCTTCGGGGGCTTCGGCGCTTTCAGAAAAGCGAGTATTGATGCTGGAAGCGTGGGCGAAGCACGAAATAGTGGGCGGGCAGAATTACTGGGACTCGGTGAATGTTGAAGAAACCGTGACAGATCGATTCATTATCCGGTACTCAAAGTCACTGCAGACGACCCCTCCAAGTCTGAAACGGATGATTGAGCTTGATTGCGATGGGATTACGTATCGCGTCCGGCGCGTAACTGACATGAATGGAGTGGGGAGATTTACCGCACTTGAATGTGAGGCACTCCATGGATAAAGCATCTGCGCTTGAGTTTTCGGTTCGGTTCCGGAAGCCCTTCCGTTTTGCCGATTTTGACACCAAGGTGCTGAAACGGTCATTCCGAAAGATAGGGCAGAAAGTCCAGGGGATGGCCAAGAAGAACGTCAGTACCAGAGGAGTTTCGAAGGCGAATGAATTCCCGGGGATGAGTACGGGGAAACTCAGAAGCTCGATTAAGTACCGGGTGTCCCATTCAGGGTTTTCGGTTGGTATTGCCAACTATATGACCAATAGCATTCGGGAGCGGGGAGCTTATTACCCCGCTTTTGTGTATTGGGGGCACAGGGCGCCGGGAGCGGACAGGAACGCGCTTCGTAAGCCGGACAGACGGCAGCAGCACAAAAAGAGGCACGGGGAAAAGGTGGCGGCTCCTCGTAAAAATTGGATTGTTGAGGCGGCCAATCAATACGGGAATGAAGCGTATCAGAAAGATATGGCGGAAATTCTTGATGAGGCACTTAAGCCGGGGATCATATCGGGATGAAGCTTGCGACGATCATTTCAGCTCTTAGAGCTTACTGCCCGAGTTTTGAAGGGCGGGTTGGGGGCGCGGCGGAATACGCGGCCATTGATATTACCAATCTGCCGATGCCTTGCGCCTTTGTTTTGCCGGTATCTGAGATCGGGGAAGACATGGACAGCATGGGGACCGATTACCGACAGCGTGTCAAACAGATCTTTTGTGTTGTTATTTTGGTATCTACGGCTGATCAGGAACGAGGGCAGGATGCTTTTGACGCGATTGAAGATCTGAAGGCTGAGATTTTCAAAGCGATTCTAGGAACCTCAACCGCCGAGACGGATGAGATTGTCTATGAAGGCTATTCAGATCCGGATCTTAATCGGGCCCGGCTAGCGCTTCAGCTGTCTTTCTCTGTTTCTTACGACGTTGTTGACGCAGATACGGGGCATGGGCGGGAGCTTGATGGCTTGCCTGATTTGAAAGGTATTGATTCGAAAATTGATCCAGCCCCGGCGGACTGGGTTGATGCAGTAAGTTTTAAGGTTAATTTAGACAAAAAAGCGGGGTCTTAAATGGCAATTTCGTTTTCAAATATTCCCAGCGGGGTCAGAGTCCCGCTTTTTTATGCTGAGGTTGATAATTCCCAGGCGAATATCGGGTCAAACAACCTGAAAGCGCTTCTGATTGGGCAGAAGGTATCCAGTGGCAAGGCAGAAGACGGAGTCCCGGTTCTGGTTACCGGTGACAGCCAGGGGAAAGAGCTTTTTGGCCATGGGTCGATGCTGGCGCGGATGAATTCAGCGTTCCGCGAGAATAACAGCGTTGGCGAAGTATGGGCTATTGCTGTCTCCGACCCGGAAGGCGGGAAGAAAGCATCAGGAACCCTCACTTTTTCCGGGACGGTCACGGCGGCGGGAACGGTTTACGTTTACATTGGGGCGGATTGCGTAGCTATTAATATCCCGAACTCCTCAGACGCTGCCGCAGTTGCGAAGGCGGTCACTGCGGGGATTAACGCCAAAACCGATTTGCCGGTAACGGCTGAAGCGTCAGAAGGCGTTGTCACGATCCAGGCAAAGAATACCGGCGCATATGGGAATGACATTGCTCTGCAGTTGAACTTCCAAGGATATGCGGCGGGGGAGGAACTGCCTGAAGGCATTGCGTGCGAAGTTGCCGCTCTGTCAGGGGGATCGGGAGAGGTCGATCTGGAGGCAGTTATTACAGCCATGGGGGATGAATCGTATGATTTCATCGCCATGCCATACGCGGATGGGGCTCATATTGCGAGTTTCACCACGGAAATGAATGACAAAACCGGCAGGTGGAGCCCTACCCGGCAGATTTATGGGCATGTGTATACCGCGAAGCGTGATACCGTCAGTAACCTTCAGGCGTTTGGGAAAGGGCTTAACGACCAGCACTTAACGGTGATGGCCGTTGAGCCGAAATGCCCGAGTCTCGCGGTTGAGGTTCTTGGGGCGCTGGTCGGGAGCTGCCTCACGGCTATTCAGAATGATCCGGCGCGTCCGCTTCAGACGCTTGAACTGGTTGGGATTACGCCTTCTCCAATTGGGAAGAGATTTACCCTTACCGAGAAGCAGACACTGCTTACATCGGGAATCGCGACCAGTTATGTCGCGGGTGGGTATGTGAGAATTGAGCGCTGCATTACGACCTATCAGACAAATAGTCTGGGGGACGCTGACACCAGTTATCTTGACAGCAACACACTCCATTCTTTGGCTTACATCATTCGGCGCCTTAAGAGTGTTGTCACGTCTAAGTATCCGCGCTGCAAACTGGCGGATGACGGGACTCATTACGGCCCCGGCCAGGCGATTGTTACGCCTTCTGTAATCAAATCAGAAATTATCGCCATGTATTCCCGCCTGGAGACAGAGGGCATTGTCGAGAACGCGGAGGCATTTGCTGAAAACCTGATTGTTGAGAGAAACGCGTCAGACCCGAATCGGGTAGATGTACTCCTGCCGCCCGATCTTGTGAATCAGCTGCGGATTTTCGCGACACTGGTTCAGTTCCGTCTTCAGTACAACGAATGAGGATTTAGAAAATGGCTAAAGGCATTGCGGGTACGTGTTACCTGAAGGTTGACGGAGAGCAGCTTTCTGTCAGTTCCAATTCGATTTCCATTCAGTCCGCGGAGGTGAAGCGGGAGGCTGTTATGGGGTCTACCGGGCTTGCTGGATATTCGGAGGAAGCGGTTGCCCCGACTATTTCGGGGACATTCAATGTTACGGCGGATTTCCCGCTGAAGAAACTGTTGAATGGGACGGAGTTCACTGTCACCGCGGAACTGGTGACAGGGAAGGTTTACACGCTTTCTGACGCTTTTGTTTCCGGTGATGTGAGCTACAAAACCGGAGAAGGCACAATTGAGCTGACTTTTACCGGCGTTAAAGGAGCGTGGTCCTGATGGGAGCGGCAGAATTCAAACTTACGGCACCGATCAAGCGCGGCGAAGACACGATTGAAGTACTGGAGCTGCGCGAGCCGACCGCTAAGGATATCAAGGTGCTTGGCTTCCCGATTACCGGGGAGAAGCGTGTCGACGCGGCAGTTGTTTACGACTATATCGAGCGGCTGGCGGCTATTCCTCCGTCTACTGTGGATCAGATTTCGGCTTCTGATTTTATTGGGCTGATGGCGCTGGTCCTTGGTTTTTTCGGTGGTGCGCCGGAATAAGTGAGAAAGAGTTCAGGGGGCGGGTGTTCCAGCTGGCGCACTGGTGGGGCATCAACCCCTTTGAACTTGAAGAACGGCCTTTGTCTGACATCCAGGAACTGCTGTATCAGGCAAACGAGATTCACGAAGAGGAAGAACGATGGCGGCAACAAACAAAGTATTCTCGCTGAAAACTGTTCTTGCCTGCCAGGACGAAATATCCGAGAAACTGAAGAAAGTCAGGACGAATCTCAGGAGCCTTGATCGGGCTTTTGACAGAGTGAGCCGATCCGCTGGGGACGTTGCCTCAAAGGTTTTCGCGCCATTGATGGCAGTAGGCGGCGCGGGGCTGTTCTCTGTGGCTTCTTCTGTCCAGACGTTTATCGAGCTGGGAGACGCAATTGACAAGGCATCTCAGCGGGCAGGGGTAGGAACCGGAGCGCTGCAGAAGCTTCGGTTTGCCGCGAAACTTTCCGGGATGGAAGCCGAAGAAATGGATCGGGCGCTCTCCAAGCTCTCCGGGGAGATGGGGAAGGCCGCGAGTGGGGAAAATAAAAATCTTCCCCAACTGTTTTCTGAGTTGGGCGTTTCATGGAAAGACGCAAAGGGCCACGTTAAAGATTCCGCAACGGTATTTCGGGAACTCTCTGAGGCGATCAAGGTTAATGAGAATCCCGCGACAAGGCTTCAGATTCTTACGGACGTTTTTGGCGACAAGCTGGCCGCCAGGCTGATCCCTCTGATGAAGGACGGGGCAGCCGGGCTTGACGAAATGTCAAAGAAAGCTGAAGAGCTGGGGATTGTTGTCAGTTCTGATGACGTCAAGGCGGCAGCAGAGCTTGGCGACACAATGGATATTTTCCATATGTCGATTTCGGCTTTGCAGACTACCATTGGCGCGCGGCTTGCCCCTGTCATCAAACGGGTGGTGGAACGTCTGGAAGATGTGATCGGGAGAAACAAAGAGCTGATCAGCCAGAAGATCGCGGAGGCTGTTCAGGCATTTTCTGACGCCTTGGAGCGCGTCCCCTGGGACACCGTCATTACAGTGATTTCATCGGTAATCAGCGCTTTTGGGTGGGTGTTTAACGCTATCGGCGGAGTGAACACGATTCTCGCTGTATTGGCGGGTGTGGGCATCGGACGTTTTATCATGAGCGTCGCCCGGCTTGTCAGCGCGCTGAATGGGGTGAGAGTCGTTTTTATGGCGTCTTTCGGGCTCCCGGGGCTTCTTATCGCGGGGGCTGTTGCCGCGGTTGTGTATTTGGCGACTGTAATTTATCAGCACTGGGATGTCATTTCAGAGAAACTGCGCATACTCGCCGCAAAATTTTATGAGGTGGCGGGCCCGGTTATCCGTGTTTTGAAAACGGTATTTCTGGCCTTTGCAGGAGTGCTGGCTGTTTCCATAGGGACAACGATTGACGCCATTTCCGCGATCATACGTGGGCTTTCTCCGGTTATCAGAGTGATAGGCGGAGCGCTTGTGTTTTTGGCGGGGATGGTACGCGATGCTTTTGTCGCGCTTACGTTTCCTATTCGCGCGGCATGGGACGCCTTGAAACCTATCCTCCAGCCGATTTTTGACTGGATTATGTCGAAGCTTGACGCGCTGGCCAATCTGGCGCCGTCGTGGCTGAAAGATCTTGTCGGATGGAGCGGAGGAGGAACAGCACCTGCGCCCGCGGTCCCAGGAGTCCCTGCTACCGGTGGTTCTCCCTCATCTCCGGCCGCTGGAGTTGGCAGCATGACGATTCATGTTGTTGGGGAAAACGGGGCAAAGGCGAGAATCGATAATCTGGATGCCCGCAATATGAATATTTCGGCGGACGCGAAGAGTTATGACCCGGGAGATTCTTTCTAAATGACAGTATCATCGGCAGCAACAGAAGCACAGAAAAATCTCATGGATGCGTCGTACCGCGGAGTTCCGTTCTATGTAACCAGTACAAAGCTGAAAGTGGGACGGCGAGTGGTGCTTTTTGAATACCCTCAGCAAGACAAACCTTTTGTAGAGGATCTAGGGCGGGCCGCCCGGATTGTAACGGTAGAGGCGTTCACGACCGGGAGGGATTATGTCGAGCGTATGAGCGCGCTGGTTAAGGCGCTCGAGACGCAGGGCGGGGGCGAACTGGTAGACCCGTGGGTAGGGAGGATGACAGCGGCGCCTCAATCTGTCAGCCAGGTAACGTACACAACAAGGCTTCGGCTGGCGCAGATTTCAATCACGTTCGTGGAATCTGGTGAGCTGTCCTTCCCAACGGCCTCAATCAGTACGCATGAAGATGTTTGTATTAAAGCGGATGGGATAGCTGAGGCGGCACAAAATTATGTGGGCACGGCAATTGACTTGTCAGGGGCTCAGGATTTTGTGGTCAGTAACATTGTGGGAAAGCTTGAGTCGGCCCTGAAAAATGAGGGGATACAATCGCTCGCCACGATGTTTAAGTTAGATAAGCTGGATGAACTGGCAAAGGTGGCCGCGACGGTTCTGACGACGGATCCGGGCGCTTTTGCGAGTACGCTTGTGAGTTCGCTTGGTCTTGGTTCTTTTGTAGAAACGGTGAGGGACTGGCGGCGGGTGGCTTATCTTGCCCAGGGGATTCCATATGGGGCGGATTTCAATGTAAGGGATTCGATCCTATACCCATCCGGGACGGCTGATTATGAAACCGCGAAGGCTGTTGAGGCTATTAACACGGGGATCCGGCTGATCAGTATCAGTAACGCCGTTGGGGCGGCAGGCAACATTGGGACGGATCTTGATCGGGTAGATGAAACTCAGCCTTCCCAGGTGATGGCTTATGACGACATGATTGCGGTACGTGACAGCCTGCTTTCCGCGATTGATAATGAGATGCTGAAGGTGTCGGATGACAGCGTGTACTCAGCGCTTTCTTTGGCTTACTCGTCCGTGTGGAATGACATGACGGCCCGGGCAGAAAACAAAGCCCGGCTGATTGACTACACCCCCGAGGAGATCATGCCGGCGCTGGTGCTGGCTTATGATTACTACGGAGACGCCGCGCGGGATACTGAAATTGTTGAGCGTAACGGCATTCGAAGACCGGCGTTTGTCCCCGCGAAGCCCCTGAAACTTTTGAGTACTTAATTTTTCTTTTTAAGATCCCTCCCGGGCGGTAAGATGAAATGAGAAGCTTTTCTCTGCCTACGCAGAGGTGTTTCTGCTGATGGAGGGGAGCATGAGAAAGATTTTCGTATTGCTGTTAGGTTTGCTTGTGGCAATACCTGCCGTTTCGGCTGGTGGGAATTCTCCCGAGAGAAGGGCCTCCATTTCGTCGCCGGATAAGGCCCTGCATGGAGAAGCTACTGCTGCTTCCAGAAAAGGGAAGTTTGATAAAAACGGGGTTTATGTTTCCCCTAGCGGATATGTATTTAGGGCAGGGAAGGGGGGAACCGTCAGGTTGAGGGAGCCTATCCAAAAGGAAACACCACCTTCATTCCTTGACATGAGAAGGGTCGGAAGGAATGGTCTTGGGGAGGTTTGGGAAGACACCAGGAATGGGCGCACCTACATATGCAATGAATCGGGGTGCCGATGAGACGGTAGTTAAGGAGGGGGATTAAGCGCTCTGGGAACAGGGCGCTTTTTTATTATGGAACAAACGGTCGTAAAACTTCTGATTGGTGGTAAAGAATACCGCGCGTGGCAGCTTGTCAGCATATCTTCAAAGCTGCTGAGCTACGCGAGAGTGTTCAGAGTGGGTTTTACCCGTGAGTCAGCGGGGACTGGGATAGGAATTAAGATCGGCGATCTGGTGCGGGTAAAGATTGATGATGACCTGGTTTTGACCGGATACGTAACCAAGACAAATTTCTCGTATTCAGAAAAAGGTATCGAACTGTCCATAGAAGGGGCGAGTAAAACCGTTGATCTTGCCGAAGGATATATGGCGGTTCAGAGCGTTAAGCAATTCACGAATCTGACAGTGTCGCAGACGCTCCAGCTATTGGCAAAACCGTATGGAGTGTCGGTAGTCCGTCAGAAGGCAGGGAAAGACCCAAAAGCGTCGGTGGCTATTGCCGCCACAGATTCCATAAAAAAGATTTTGGATGGCGTGGTGAAGAAGCATACCCTCGTCATCACGGATAATGAAAGCGGCGATTTGGTAATGGCGAGCCCCGGCGGTGGTGGGCGCACCGCTGACTCTCTGGAGTTAGGGAAAAACGTCTTATCCGGGGACCAGACATTTGATTCTTCAAAACTGTTCAGCCGTTACTATGTGGTGGGGCAGCAGTCCAACTCGGGGAGCACTCATCCGGTTTCCGCGAATGGAGCGTTCAGGTACACGGAGGATAGTCAGGTACAGCGCCCCCGGTATTACGTAGAGAAGCTAAGTGGGTCTCCCACGGCCGCGGATCTCCAGCAAAGGTCGGTTCTTTTGGCCGAGTACCGTCGCGGGCAGGCTCAGGCTTTGCACTACACCGTGCAGGGGTGGCGGCAAAGCGACGGCAGCCTGTGGAAGGTTAATCGGCTCTGCCGGGTTAAAGATTCTATTTTGGGGGTTGATGCTCAGTATTTGATTACAGAGGTCAGCTTTACGAAAGATTCCGGAGGATCCAAAACCCAGCTGACGCTGATGCCGCCTGAAGCTTTCGTCATGATGAATGAATCTCCTGATGAGGCGATGGCAAAGAAAGCCACGAAGAAAGCGGCGGCAAAAACTGGTAGCAGCAGGAATTATGTGAAGGCGACGGTAGCTGATGCCGCATGGACGGGAAAGTAATGCTTGATGATATTAAAGACGCTATTTGGAATTTGATAGTCAGAGGACGCCTGACAGGATCGGCCGGGAGGAAGAAGATGCGAACTATTCAGGCCGAGACAATGGCGGGAGACCTCCGGGATGATGTCGAGCATTTTGAGCCGTATGGGTTCACTTCTGAACCGAAGACCGGCGCTGAACCGCTTATTGTCGCTTTGGATGGGGACAGAGAGCATTCAATTGCGATTTGTGTCGCTGACCGCCGGTACAGGCTGACAGGCCTTACTTCCGGGGAGGTCGCTCTTTACGATGACCAGGGGCAGGAAGTCGTCCTGGCTCGGGAGGGGATAAGGATCCATACGGATAAAACTTTGGCTGTGGACGCCCCGGCGGCTGTATTTTCCGGGTCAGTCACAGTAGAGGGCGACATCGTGGGGAAGGCTCAGATTTATGACGCGAGGGGCAGGCTGCAATCGATCCGCGACACTTACAATAACCATACACATAACGGCGGCAGCTCCCCTGATCAAAAGATGTGAAGGGCACATCCGATCACTCTTGAGCTGATCAAGGTGGGATTAAAAGCTTTGGTCTAGCTACAACACAATTCAATAAACATAAACCCAGTCAGACGGGATTTCTGGCTGGGTTTTTTATGACCTCAGTAATGGTGAGGGCACATGGGAGTTATAGCCATGCTCATCTTAAAACTACTGGATCCGGATCAAAAGATAAGGCTATGGGGACGAGCGCTTCCTTGGTTAAAGCTTTTTGTATCAGGAATAATTTGTCGCTTGGGAGGGGGATGAAATATGCAGTTTTTCTTAAACGGCAGGCATCAGGCGACACTTTCAGACTTTGATACTGAGCCACTGGTTCGTTCCATCATCATCAGCCTTTTTTCCTGGAAGCGGGCTGGGGAAGATGATGTGCTGCCGGGGAAAAGCAGGATGGGGTGGTGGGCAGATTCATATAACGATGATGAGCCGCCAATAGGATCAAAACTCTGGCTGCTATCCAGAGAGGTACTGACCGACAGCACGCTGAAGCTTGCGAGGGAGTATGCCGAGGATGCACTTCAGTGGCTGGTCGATGACCATGTAGCGGAATCGGTAAGCGTTTCCGCGGAACGAGGCGGGGTGGAGCAGCTGAATCTGAATGTAGTCATAAAAAGACCTGATCAGGCAACACTTAACCTGCAGTTTCAGAACGTTTGGGGAAGTTGAAAATGCCATTTGAAAGACCGAATTTACAAACGCTGATTGACCGCATTGACGCGGATCTTGAGTCACGGTTATCAACTTCTCAGCTTCGCAGATCCAACGCGAAAGTGTATGCGCGTGTGCTTGCAGGGGTGAGCCATGAGCTGCACGGCTTTATTGAGTTTTTAAGCCGACAGTTGTTTTTTGATACAGCAGAGGCGGAGTACCTTGACCGTTGGGCGTCTATTTACGGGCTTGTCCGCAAACAGCCCTCTCTGGCCAGCGGCACGGTGGTTTTTACAGTCCTGGAAGAGGGAGCCACGGTACCGGAGGGAACCTTGCTGCAGGCTGATAATGAGGCGGTATATGAAACGACATCCGCGGTCTCGGAAGGGAAAGCGTCGGTCAGAGCTTTGACTGCGGGGACGGCAGGCAATGTATCGGCGGGCGACACGTTAGTTCTTGTTTCTCCTATTGAAGGAATTTCCAGCGAATGCAAGACGGCAGAGGGCATTTCCGGAGGGGCCGACGAGGAAACGGACGAATCTTTGCGCGCGCGTCTGCTTTCGCGGGTAAGGGAGCCACCGCATGCCGGGACTGCGGCCGATTACAAAGCGTGGGCACTTGAGATTGAGGGAGTAACCAGGGCTTGGGTGTACCCGCTTGAAGGAGGGCCGGGGACGGTGGTTATCCGTTTCGTATGCGATAACAGCAGCGACATTCTGCCCTCTGCAGAAATGATTAAGAAAGTGCAGTCATACATTGACTCTGTTCGCCCGGTTACGGCTAATGTCACCGTATCTGCGCCGACCATTCAGGCAATTCCATTCACGATATCCGGGCTCGACCCTAACAATGACACGGTGAAAGCCGCGGTAAAAGCCTCTCTGGAGACACTTTTCAGGCAGGAAGGCGGACCGGGCGCAGTGATTTATTTGTCCCATATCCGAGCCGCTATTTCCGCGGCTGTCGGTGAGGCAGATCACACGCTCGTCACACCGGCCGGGAATATAGCGCTAGGGAACAAGATTCTTCCCACTGTTGGAGAAATCACATGGCAGTAACCGCAGCTGAATATGACGCCAATATCAAAGCGTTGCTGCCTCCTGGGCCAGCATGGCCTCGGGATGATACCGGTTCCGTAATGGCGATGCTGATTGAATGTTGGGCGGTGGAGTTTTCCCGTGTAGATTCGCAGGCAATGGCGCTCATTAATGAGGCGGATCCGCGGTTTTGTTCTGAGACATTTGAAGATTGGATCACCCAATGGGGGGTTCCTGATTCCTGCCTTGAGGCCTGGGGGTCGCTGCTCGCGGATGGGTTGACTGAAACCATTCTCCGGCAAGCCTTGCTGCAGAAAATTACAACAATCAGGTCACAGAGTCTTCAGTTTTTTGTTGATCTGGCAAAAACCTATGGATACAGCATCACGATTGACGAGTTGTTTAATCAAACGGTTTTAAGCACAGTTTTAACGCCGTTTGCGAGCGGGACGGGCTGGGCATCGCAGTGGAGAGTCCATGTTTACAAAAATGCCGGCGCTACCGTTTCGAGGCATACGGCGATAGGGACAGCGGAAGAGGCGCTGGCCTGGTGGGGGGATTCTGTCATTGAATGCGTAATCCGGCATTACGCCCCAGCGCATACCAATGTAATTTTTGGGTATTTTGAGGATTAATAAATATGAAATCAGTCTATCAGGCCCGCGCGGTTTCTTATCCCCCGGAGCTGCCGAATTCTGCTTCTTCAGAGGGATATCCGACAAACGGCAGCCCTACGGGGGGTGTTCTTGCGACGGTGATTGGCGATTATTGGTACAACGCCGTTACCCAGGAGATCGTTAACGCGATCAAAGGGGGAGGGGTTACTCCCGACGCGGCGGATCTGACTCAGCTTGACGCCGCGATTAAAGCGCAGATCAGGACCGTGAATCAGGCTTTGTCTGATGTGGCGGCACAGATTCAGGCGAAAGTCTCACAGGTTGAAGTGGTCCCTTCCGGGATGATTATGTTTTTCCCGAAATCCACTCCCCCTAATGGGAACTGGCTGGTCTGTGATGGGAGAGCCGTGAGCCGGACGGGGTATCCGAATCTATTTGCGATGATTGGGACGCAGTATGGGGCGGGGAATGGCTCTACAACTTTCAATGTCCCTTATTTGATAGATCGTACAGTTTGGGGTGGGACTTCAAACGTTGGCGCTTATCTTCAGCCTGGTCTTCCGAACATCACTGGCGCTTGGCGAGCGGCTTATGAAGATCGGGATGTAGGCACGGCGACCACAGCTTCGGGGGCTGTGTATGCGACTTTTGACCGTGGATGGGGCTCACAGGAGATATCAAGCGTGGGGTCTGGTGGATCTATCGGTAGGTTTTTTGACGCCAGCCGCAGTAACCCGATTTATGGGCGATCCGGAACGGTACAGCCTCCGGCTTTGGTTCTGCTCCCCTGCATTCATATTTAATTAAACCTTCATAAAAAGGTATTTTCTTTTAGGTGGCACCATGAAATTTGAATTCTTAGCGGATGCTTCTGACACGCCGCCGAAGCGACCCAGTAATCCGTCTGTTGGTTATCCATCCAATGGGGATCCTGTAACGGGGAAGCCGCCGACAACGCCCGGGGCATGGTTTTACTACATGCTGATGGTTGAATTCACTACTCTTATCGAGCAAAACGGGTTAGAGCCAAGCGCGGAGAATCTTCATCAGCTTGCGGATGTTTTTGCTGATTTCAAAGCAAGGGCATCAGCGGCGGAAGGCTTCGCAACGCAAGCCAAGGCGAGCGCTGACGCGGCCGCGGAAAGCGCGTCCGGGGTAGTAACAGAGACCGCCAGCAAAATCAAAGAAATTCAAGATGAGGGAAGTAAGCAGGTTTCTGCTGTCACCGCGGCAGGGGGTTCTGTTTCTGGCGATGTCGAGGCAGGCATAGCGAGCTTGCAGAAAAAGCTTGAGGAGCTGGTTGCCCAGTTAGACGCAGAAGGCGGTACAGAAGCCGCTTACGTTAAACAGCAGGCGCAGGACATCCTCGATCAGATCACAGCCTCTGAATCTAATGCCAAAACATACGCTGAAAATGCTGCGGCCAGCGCGTCCTCTGCTGCAACCACGGTTTCGGATGGAAAACAGGCGATAACAGATCTTCAAGCGGCGGCCGTAGCGGCGATTCAAACACAAAAAAATGAAGCCTGCGCGGCTGTGACAGCCACCCAATCCACAGCAACTGAGAGCGTAACGGCCGCGCAGGCTTCTTCTGTGTCCGCTGTGAAAGCTCAGGAAGCGGCGAGCATCCAGGCGATTGAGGCGGATTCTGTTCTTGCTGGTTACGCGAAAAAGGATGAGCTGAGCTCTCTGATCGCGGCGGCTGTCGCTGAGGCAAAGCTTGCGGCATATCCAGTAGGTTCTATCTATTGCTCTATTGATTCGACCGACCCAGGGACACTCTTTGGCGGAACTTGGGTGGCAATTGGGGCTGGCCGTGCTTTAGTGGCAGCAGGCGGTGGGTTCGCTGTGGGGAGTGAGGGTGGTTCAGATACCCACACACTGACGGTAGAAGAGATGCCGTCTCATGCACATACTGCGTGGACGGGGGAGGCGGGATTGCATGGGCACGCCGCAAGAACGGGCACAGCCAACCTCACGGGCTCTTTCAACCCGGGCGGCCTTGGCGTCACAGCCAGCGGCATCTGCAGCCTTGGAGCGGGCAGCCAACCGTCAAACAGCGGTTACGCTACCGATTCCTCCATCGTGAATATTAATGCCAGCCATATGCATAACGTCGGAGTCGACGGCGCAGGGAACCACACGCACACGGTGGGAGTTGGGGAAACAGGGGGTGGGCAGGCGTTTAGCGTCCGCAACCCCTACATTGCGGTAAATATGTGGCGGCGTACGGCATAGGGCCACAAATATCAATCTTTACATTTCAATAGGAGCAAACCATGACCGTTTACAACCGGTATACCGTTCAAATTCTCATGAACTGTGATTCTGCGGACTCCGCCGAAACTCAGCGTAAACTCCGCGAGGCGCTTGCCTCTGTGCCGAAGACTCGTGTCCGAACAATATCTTTTGATGTTTGGATGGACGCCAATAAGGGAATTGAGAAGACATACGACGAGTCCGGGGACGAAATCACGGATTCTGCTGCTGAAGGCTGAGCAATGTCTTTGATGGGGGCACAGGTGGATCTGATTCCTGATTTTTCATCCCGCGTTTTTCTGGCGGTTGGCGGGATTCTGGGAGCCTTGTGCTCCTTTCTTTTTGGCCCGGTCGATGACGCGATTGAATGGCTGTTTGTTTTTATCGTAGTCGACTATTTGAGCGGTACTTATGCCGCGATGAAGACCGGGCAGTGGAATTCCCGTACGGGGTTCCTTGGCATCACCAAAAAGATCGTCATGCTGAGCCTCGTGGCACTTTGCCATGGGCTGGATATCACTTCGGTCATACCTTTCGTCAGTGTCAGGGATGCGGCGGTCTTTGCTTTCTGCCTGAACGACTTTGGCAGCATTTTAGAGAATATTGAGCGCATGGGGTATGGGGCAATCATCCCGGCGCCGATCCGCAAGATGCTGAAGGCGATGGAAGAGCGGTCAGAGGCGATGGCGTCAGATGTGGTGAGCGGGGGAGAGATTCACCGGCAGCACAGAGACGAATAGAAGGATAGGGGATCCTCCCCATCAAACGAAAACCCTCGGGAGAAGCGAACTCCCGAGGGCTTTTTTATTCCACTTAACACAGATGAACTTATGCACAGCGCCAGTATAGCTGAAATTCAAAAACTAAAGCAAGAGGTTGGTGTGCTTATGGATATGCAGAAAGAGCAGGAAATTGAAAGGCGTGTGCGGGCCGAATTTGAAGAGAAACAAAAGGAAAGAAGAGAGTTCTTGCTCGAGATTGTCAAGGCGTTTATTGCCCCAGTCGTGACAGCAGTTCTTGTCCTTTGGCTGACAAAATAAGGAGAGATCATGGCTGAAAAGAAAGAATTTTCGGCGTGGGACCCGGCAATTGCGGTCCCCTTCATTAAGTCGAACGAGGGGTGTCGGCTGGCTTCCTACCGGGATCCTGCGGGGGTATGGACTGTGGGTTATGGCTCTACACGCCTGGCATCTGGGAACCCTGTCATCAGGAACATAAAGATTACTCAAGAGGAGGCAGACGAGCTTCTGGAGTCTGAGCTTTACCGTCTTCGTGATGTGCTGTCCCGATCTGTCAGGGTCGCTGTAACGCAAGGGCAGTTCATCGCTTTATTGGATTTTGCATACAACTGTGGCGCTGGGGCACTCCGCAGATCTACTCTCCTCAAACTTTTTAATGCCGGCAAGGTAATTAATGCGGGGTATGAATTCAAGCGTTGGGCGCGAGCGGGAGGGAGGGAGCTTCCGGGGTTGGTAAGGAGACGAGAGGCAGAGAAGGAGCTCTTTCTCAGCTAAAAGAAATCCCCGGAAGAGTTGCAGCTCTTTCGGGGACTGAGCAATGTGTACATATGAGGTCTGTACGTGGGAGATGATACCAAAGAAAGAATAGATAAGCTAGAGGCTTTTATGGATAAACAGAAGTTGAAACAGGCTCAGCAAGCGGCTATCAGCGAATACAAAAAGGAGCGTTTTCACTTCTGGAAAGAACTCGTGCTGGTCGCTTGCGCCATTATCGGGGGCGCGTTGGGCGTCATCGGTTTTATCCGATCTCTGTAAAAAATCCCCGGGAAAGCATGCGCTCTTCCGGGGAAAAACTACTGACTCTATAGACCACTTACTAGACCACCTACGTAAGGAGAGAAACCCTACAGAGGGCATTATAACGAGAAACCGAAGGACGGGGCGCTCGTATGGGGAAAGATGGAGATTTATATGAACCGCTACCAGATCACCGCAATGACCGTATCAGCCGCCACGCTGGTAGGGGTCGCCGGGTACGAGGGCTATAGCTCAACCGCCTATGTCCCCGTGAAAGGAGACGTCCCCACTATCGGGTGGGGGACAACAGCCGGTGTGAAGAAAGGGGACACTATTGAGCCGACGCAGGCGCTCCAGAGACTGTACCGGGATACCGAGATGGCGAAGACAGGGATCAGCCGCTGTGTCAAAGTGCCGCTCTCGGAAGGGGAGCTCGACGCTTATCTCCGTCTAACCTACAACATCGGCCAAAAGAAATTCTGTAGCTCGGCACTCGTGAAGAAGCTGAATCGCAAGGACTACAAAGGAGCCTGCACCGAAATCAGGCGCTGGTGCTACTTCAAAAATAAGAAGCACCCGGGGCTGGTGAATCGGCGGGAAAAAGAGTATCGGATCTGTATGAAGGGTCAGGAATGATAAAAAAGAATTTGGCCATTGCCGGTGTCATCATTGGCGCTTTGATAGCGTCCGCGTTCTGGGGGTACTCCAGAGGAAGATCCTCGACGGCGGAGAAGTATGAAGCTCAGATCAGCGAGCTTAAATCTGATTGGCAGAAGCAGACCAGGGCGGTAGAAAAGGAGGCGCAGGAACGCTATGAGAAACAATCAAGACAATTGGCTGATGCGCTTGCCGCGCGAGACAAGGCTTTATCTGACGCTCGCGCTGTGCGGGTTACTTCTGTCCGGGTGCGCGACGCCGCAGACACCAGAGCCAAGAGTGATCTGCAAGCAGCCCGAGATACCGGAGACCGTACTCAAGAGCGCCTCGCCCGATGCGAAAGCCTACTCGGAGAAGGCGCAGAACTGGTTGGAGAGGGTGCAGAGCTTTCTGTACGAATAGCGGCGGATAAGGAAACAATGAGAGCTACATGCGTGGCGTGGGATATGGCAAATTTTGTGGGTGGTTCTGAGATAATTGGGAACTGAAGTGCAGAGCGGGGTCATTTGCCAGCTGATGGTATAGCTGTTTGCCTGCGACATGGATGTCTTCGTCGTTCGTTTTGCTCCAGAAATCAGGACTATTCTTAAGATTGATATTGCTGGCACTGATTCCCATCCATTCGGCCATTCCCTCCAGTAAACGGAATCCTGTTCTATACGCCGGATTGACATCGTGAGCTCTGCTGTCAGAAGAAATATTCAGAAAAGGTACTTCATAGTTCTGACGAAAAGCGGTCCCGTGCATGAGCTCTTTGCCCAAAGGGGTTCCCAGTTTCTCTTGCATGGAAAGCCCGTGATCAGAAAAATATAAGAGTGACCATGAATTACCGGCTTCAGTTTTCAGAAGATCAACAGTCCTTTTAATGAAGGCGTCGGAGGTGCGGTAAGTAGTCAGATAGCAATTCATCGCACTGTCTCCGACATTAAACGCAACAGGACGCCCGGACAGACGTTCACAGAAAGTTGGGTGCGACCCCATCAGGTGGACAAAGATCAATCTGGGCTTATCTTCTGACGGTTTGACCTTCAACACCTCCTGAATTTTGGGTAGCAGATTATCGTCATCTACATTTTCGTCTGCCCAATTGCCCTTCAGCCAGATTGTGTGGTGGCTTCGAATGCCGATCTGAGCAATAGGGTTGTCGAATGGCCCGCCACGCCCCTGATTGGAAATCCACCAAGTGTCAAAGCCAGCGGCATTGGCGAGAGTAACAATGTTGTCATCTTTGCTGTATTGCTCAGAGCCGGGAATGTTGTAAGAAAGCATCCTTGGCAGCGAGATAACAGTATTGCCACCAGCGGTAATAAAGTTTGAGAAGAAGATGCCGTTGGCGCTGTTTAAATACGGAGTCGTATTTAGTGGATAACCGTAAACAGATGCGTAATCGCGCCGTTGGCTTTCACCAATAATGACGACATAGGTTTTATATCGAGGCTTGACGGAAGCGATTTGCCACGAGGGAGTACCTAGCTTTTCTTCTTCCTTTAGGGCGGCATAGCCATCAATTACACTGGGTCTGAGGAGACGGAAAAAGTAAACCGTCTGGATTGCTTTCGAATTTACGGCGCTTCCGAAAGAAATCATTTCCCCGATGATGAAAGACGCCACGCCGATACCCAAAATGATTTTTGCTGAAACTCTGATCTTTGAGCTGTAGAAGACACCTATAAAACCGCTGGCCAAAAGCCCAATGACGCCCGCGAAAACCTGCCAAGGGATGTTCGTGAGAAATTCACCTGCTTCTGCGGGATTGGTCTGCAAAACGGCTATTGAAACGATGAGGCTGGGTTTCCCGTAAAGCAAACCTGCCGGCATATAGAGCCCGAAAATCAGAATAAGAGGAAGAGCTACGAACCAGCGCGTGATTCTGTACTGACTGAGGGCAAAGAAAATCAGCACCACAAACAGGATATTTTTCCAGTCCCATGCCTCAACGATTGATGGTTTGCCGTGGGCGAATCCCATGGCTGCAGGAAGAAGCAGGGAGAAGACCAAAAGCCCAGTAACTGCAATCAGATAAACAAAAAGGGTGGGTGGGAGAGTGAACGAATTGGATAATGCGCAGAATTTGCTTTTGTGCAGTAACATCGTATATTTTTTACCGTCAGCCGCAAACTAACTTCAGTTAACTACAAATTGTAGTCAACTGGGCGCCTTCCTTTTGATTTCATAAAAAGGCGCCCCCGAGTTTCCTCAAGGGGCGCGCACAATTCTCTTGCATCTTGGCCTCTTATTAGGCCGTGCCAGTCTTACAAGGGGAGAGCTGGTGCCCACATGCGAACCACAGTGGCCTTCACAAGACCATATACATTATATGGTGACGAAAGGAGAAGGGGCAAGCCCCCTCTCCTTGAGCTTTGCTTACTTCATATTAAGTTTGGCTTCGATAGCGTGGATCCTTTCCATCAGAGAGTCAATCTTTGACGTAGCGGCTTCCAGCTTTGAGTTGGAAGAAGCCAATTTTGCTGACAGATCCCGGTTTTCAGCGGTGAGAGTGCTTACCTGCTGAGTAAGTTCCGTTTTGTTCACCCGCACGCTGTCGCCGCCAAAGCGATAATGCACGCCGAGATTCCCCATCAAATCACTGCCAGAGGCGATTGATCCTCCCAGGCTGACCATAAAGTTCTCCGTCGGGCGGACGAAGATACCAAGAGCGGCCGCCCCGCTGCTGTGGTATTGGCCAAGGCCGAGAGAGGCGGACACCCGATGATTTTCATCGAAGTCCAGCGGATGCAGTGCGGCAAGAGCAGCCGCATGCGCGCCGGCACGATGGATCTTGCGGTTAAGTTCCGCGCTGCGGTTATACAGTTTGGAAATGTCATCAGAATTCTGCTGAACCGCCTGATTTGTCTGATACAACTGGCTGCCATTCACAGCATCAGTAGACGTCGCGGAAATCGTTCCGGGGGCAACATTCGTTATCTTTTGGTTCTGGGCATTGATCCCATCAGCCGTCAGATAATGATTGGCATTCGTGATCGCGGTTTCGGCATCAACAGACAGTCCCACGGAGTAGATGGTTGCCCCGGGATTGGTTGAGGCATTTTCCTTCCGTGTTGTGATATCGATATAGTCCTGGTTGGCAGATTCCACCTTCGTAACGGAATTCTTCAGCTGCAAGAGGTTAACCGCATCAGTGTCGGTTTTGCCAGCAGCCACATTCTTGATGGTTTGCCCGCCATTATCTAGTCCATTGGATTTAAGGCTTACCGTTGTGCTGTCCTTGGCGATGGTCACGCCACCAGCAGAGATAGTCGTCTTTGCGGCGTCAGCCTCAAACTCCGCGCTTTCCATGCCGGTGAGTTTCTTATTCAGTCCAACCTGGTAGTTATGGGAGCCTGAGGGAGTCTCTGCGACGGTGAGGTTCCCATCAGTCGTAGCAACAGTCGTAGTCGCGGCAGCTGCAGCCTTCTTGAGCTGTGCAACGTTGACCGCGTCGGTATCATTTAAGCCTGCCGCCACCCCCGTAATCTGCCGCGTTACCTCATGATCAACATCACCGACTGAGACGGCTGCTGCTGTTGATTTCCAAGCAACTGAAGTTTCTGTAGATGCCGCTCCGGTCGAAAGGTCGTAGCCTGCAACGCCCTTATCTGTAGAGGCAACAGAATTAGCCCCTAACGCAACGCCGCCATTGACGGTGACGTCTGCATTATGGCCAATCATTACCGTATCGCTGATGTCAGATTTGTGAGTTTTGACCGGAACTTTCTCTGTTGAGATGTCCTGGGAAACACCATTTGCAGTGACGCTATAAGTTTCCGTTACTTGCTGGGCCTGTGGCTGGTCCTGTGTCTCCATAGAGCCAATAATTACATTATTTCCTCCGCCAGAAAGAGTGTGATAATCGCCTATCACAATGTCACTCTGACTGCTGGATACGGTATTTCCTGTGCCAATCAGGGAGGTGTTCTTAATGCTGGTTCCAGTGTTGTTGTCGCCCAAAACCTTCACCTGAAGGCTGTTATCTACGGTGTTTTCTAAGCCAGTGATATAAGTCTGCTTAACGTTGGTTGCGGTGTTCTTGTAGCCATTCAGCGCGTTGTATTGGCTTATGGAACTGGACGTGCCTTTGAGCGTATTGTTAACGCCGATCAGCTGTGAGGCTTGGGTGTAATCGGCAGTGTTGCCGCCGCCGATTGCAAGCGTAGAGCCGCCGCCGTTTGATTGGCTGGCGAGTTCCCGGAGCGTGTCGGCGAACTCAACCGGGGAGGAGGGCAGAATCGGGGTCCGCGACAGCGTGTCGTCATTC